AGTAAGTCTAATGTACGAGTTATTTCTGCTAAAGCTAATGCTCAGAAGGAAGTAAGACGTAAACGTAAAGTTAAAGGAAATAACTAATGCCTAAACTTGCATTAAACAATATCACAGCAGGCTTTGCATCCACAGCAGCACTTAATGCTAACTTTGATGCTATTGAAGCGGCTATTGAAAATACCCTGAGTAGAGATTGTACTGCACCTAATTACATGAGTGCAGACTTCGATATGAATGGTTATCGAATTCTAAACTGTGCTGATATCCTCACATCTGGAAACATTATTGCTAAAGGAGATTGGGTAGCAGAAACATGCTATACCAAGGGGGACATTGTTAATGTAGATACACAAACATACATTGCTGTAGATGACTATTGTGCTTCTACTGTGTTTGCAGATGATTCTGCTCATTGGCAAGAACTCTTTATTTCTTTCATCTATACAACTGTAGCAGGGTGTGGTGGTAGTGGTGGGCTACCTGCGCTACCTGATCCTGCTTCTGGTGATGGTAGTGGTTGGCTTCTGCTTACAGATGGTATTACAGTATCTTGGGTACAAGCTTCTACCCTAGGGGGTTCTGGCACACTAGCTACTTTCTCTGTATATAATCTTACGGCTACTGGTGGGGAAACAACCCTTACTCTACCTTTTGCCTATACTGTAGGAGGACAGAGCCTTACTGTATTCCTTAATGGTTTGGCACAATATCCCTCCTCAGAATATACTGAAGATAGTATTACAACAGTAACCTTTATAGATGCACTCTCTGCTGGAGATAAAGTAAGAATCATAGCTAACGTAGAGGTAGCTCAATATGTTCCTACGGATGCTACTCTAGCTTCACTTTATACGCTCACTCCTGCTGCTAATAAGTTCCCGTACTTTACAGGTGCAACTACTGCAGCACTATCTGACCTCAGTGCTTTTGTTAGGACCATTCTAGGTTCAGCAGATGCAGCAGCTTTCCTTACAGCTATTGGTGGAGCAGCAGCATCTACTACTAGCTCTCTAGGGGTAGAACAGACTTGGCAACCCATGTCTGCATCTAGGACCCCAGGTGTCGCTTATAGAAACGAAACAGGGAAGCCAATAGAGGTTTATATTAAAACATCTGGCTCTAGTGGGACATTCCAAGTATCTTCAAATAATAGTACATGGATTTCTTTTGGTAGTTCTGCTGAGGGACGTAGTATAGTTATGCCGAATAACTACTACTATAAGGTGGCATACACTGGTGGAGCACCTACTATTGATCATTGGGCGGAGCTTAGATAATGACACAAAAGATTAATACTGCACAGACAAAACTCCCCGAGACTGCTAATACTTGGACTAAGGCTCAGAGTGGAGCATATGTAACGCTTTCTAGTAGTTCCAATAGCATTGCTGTTGATTTATCTCTATCGAATAACTTTAAACATACAACTTCAGAAGATGCAGTTCTTGCTGCACCAACAAATCTATCTGCGGGACAAAGTGGTGTTATTGAGTTTACTCAGGGTGCTACTGCTAGGCTAATCACATACAATGCTACATGGAAGTTTGCAGGTGGAACAGACCCTACCCTAACTGCCACCGTAGGGGCAAAAGATATACTTAACTATATAGTAGACTCTACCGCAACTTATGTAATATGTGTAATGATTAATGATGTTAAATAATGGCTAAGTCTCCAATAGATCAGATTAGGGAAGCTGCTGAAGCTGATCTACAGACATTTATTAAGCTTGTCTCACCTAAGAGGCTCCTTGGTGGTGTACATGAGGAACTCTGTAGGTGGTGGAGTAGAGAAGATGCCAAGGCTTCTCAACTTGTGCTCTTGCCTCGGGGGCATCAGAAGAGTGCTCTTATAGCTTATAGGGCAGCTTGGCATATTACAAAGTTTCCAGATACAACTATTCTTTATGTTTCTGCAACTGCTGACTTAGCGGAGAAGCAACTATATGCGATTAAGAATATTATTGACAGCCCTATTTATAAACGCTACTGGCCCAACATGCTTGACCCAGAAGAGGGGAGACGCGAGAAATGGTCAGTGGCAGAAATTTGTGTAGACCACCCTCTTCGTAAGACTGAAGGTGTTCGAGACAGTACAGTAAAAGCTGCAGGTCTTACGACTAACGTAACAGGCTTCCATGCTGATGTTCTCATCTATGATGATATCGTAGTACCAGCTAATGCATATACAGAAGATGGAAGAGAGAAGGTTAACTCTGCTTATTCACAACTTGCTTCAGTAGCTAATCCTGGAGCTTTGGAGTGGGTAACTGGAACTAGATATCATCCTAAAGATATTTACAACACACTTCTTTCTATGAAAGAAACTGTGTATGATAAGAATGGGGATGTTATCAGAGAAGATGATGTATATGAAGTATTCCAAAGAGTTGTAGAAGAAGATGGTGAGTTTCTCTGGCCTAAACAAAGTAGAAGTGATGGTAAGTATTTTGGCTTTGATGAAAACATCTTAGCTCGTATTAAAGCTAAGTATGTAGATAAAACTCAGTTCTATGCCCAATATTATAATCAACCAAACAGTGCAGAGAATGCACCTATTGATAGTAGTAAGTTCCAGTATTATGAGCGTACCAGATTAAAGACTGAAGAAGGTGATTGGTTCTTTAATGAGAAGAAACTAAATACTTTTGCAGCTATTGACTTTGCATTCTCTTTAGGAAAGAAGGCTGACTATACAGCTTTAGTTGTTATTGGTATAGATAGTGATTACAATTACTATGTGTTAGACATTGATAGATTTAAAACTAGCCGTATTGCTGAATACTTTGAGCATATTAAGAAAGCTCAATACAAGTGGGGCTTTAGAAAGATTAGGTGTGAAATTACTGTTGCACAACAGATGATTGTACAAGAGCTAAAAGAAAGCTATATTAAACCTGCTGGTATTAGTTTATCTATTGATGAATATAGGCCTAATCGTTCTCAAGGAGATAAAGCAGAACGTATTATGGCAGCACTACAGAATAAGTATGATAATTTACAAGTTTGGCATTATAAAGGTGGTAACTGTCAGACACTAGAAGAAGAACTTACATTAGCTCATCCTCCTCATGATGACGTAAGTGATGCTTTAGCTAATGCTATAACTATTTCTACTGCACCTAAGAAAGCTTTTTCTACCAGAACAACTGGTAATATTATTTACAATAGCCGCTTCGGTGGTATTAGTTACTAAGGATTAACATGGCTGGTAAAATAGCTCAGATCAGAGAAATTATTAATGCTGACAATCTAGCCCGTCAGTTATCCTCTCTTTATAATCAGTGGTATATTCAGAGACAGGGTAAAGAAGCTGAATGGAGAGAGCTTCGTAATTATCTCTTTGCTACAGATACTACTACTACATCTAATAGCAGCTTGCCTTGGAAGAATAAAACTACTCTTCCCAAGCTAACACAAATTAGAGATAATCTCCATGCAAATTACATGGATGCTCTCTTTCCTAATGATAATTGGTTGCGTTGGGAAGGCTATAGCCAAGATGCTGTTACCCTGAGTAAGCGTAAAGCTATTGAGGGCTACATTAAGAATAAGTGTAGGCAAAGTGGATTCCGGGAGGAAATCTCCAAGTGCCTCTATGACTATATTGATCATGGTAATTCTTTTGGAGAAGTAGTCTGGAAGAATGAAAAGTATATTGATCCTATTACTAAGCAAGAGATTATTCGCTACGTTGGTCCTGCAGTAGCCCGTATTAGTCCGTATGATATTGTCTTTAATCCTACAGCAGCAGCTTTTAAAGATAGTCCCAAGTTTACCCGTTATATTAAATCCATTGGTGAACTCAAGAAAGAAACTACCACTCGTCCTGATTTGATGTTTGATCAGGGGGCTTTTACTAAAGTAATTGATACTCGTAGAAGTCTTTCTGGCTTTAAGATGGAAGATGTGAATAAATCAGATGCCTATATTGTAGATGGATTTGGTACACTCTTTGAATATTATCAAAGTGATTATGTAGAGATTATTGAATTTGAAGGCGATATTTACGATAAGGAGAATGATGTACTTCTGGAAAATCGTATTATTACTATTGTTGATCGTAGTTATATTCTTAGGAACATTGAGAACCCATCCTGGCTTGGAAAAGACACTAAGGAACATGTGGGCTGGAGAGATCGTCCAGACAACCTCTATGCAATGGGGCCTCTCGACAACCTCGTAGGTATGCAATATAGATTGGATCACCTTGAGAACCTTAAGGCTGATGCTCTTGATCTTACTATTCATCCACCTAAAGTTATTGTAGGAGATGTTGATCCCTTTACTTGGGAACCTGGAGCAGATATTCATATCGCTGAAGATGGAGATGTACGTACACTTCCACCTAATCCTGCTGCCTTCCAGGTAAATAATGAGATTCAATATTTGCTCATGCTTATGGAAGAAATGGCTGGTGCTCCTAAAGAAGCTATGGGTATTCGTAGTCCTGGAGAGAAAACTGCATTTGAGGTACAACAACTTCAGAATGCTGCAGGTAGGATCTTCCAGCATAAGGTTAATAAGTTTGAGATCGAATTTCTTGAACCGCTTCTTAACTCAATGATTGAAGTATCCAGACGTAACATGGATGCAAGTGATCTTATTCGTGTAATGGATGATGATTTGGGTGTAACAGAATTTCTCACTATTACCAAGGATGATATTACTGCTACTGGTAAGCTCCGTCCTGTTGGTGCTAGGCACTATGCAGTAAGAGCACAGCTTGTACAGAATCTTTCTGGCATTTTTAATAGTCCTGTTGGACAAATTATTGCTCCTCATATCTCTGGTAAGAAGCTTGCTAGTATGGTTGAGGATGTTCTCGGCTTTGAGCAGTGGGACTTTATTGCAGATAATGCTGCTGTGTTTGAACAAGCAGAAACACAACGACTTGTACAACAGTCGCAGCAGAATATGCAAGTAGAGGCTGCTACCCCTGTTGAGGAACAACTCATGGGGGGTTGACTTTTAATTTAGAATGTGGTATCATCAATTATATATGATTAAACTATCTTCTAAAGAATATAAAGAAAAGAGTAAGAA